GTCACGAATCCTAGACCTATCAACCATTTGTTCTTGATTAATTACTCTTAGGTAATCTATTCTGTCGTATAATTTATCGCTATCTAAAGGCATTTAACTCCAATTATCTATATCCATATTACTAGGTTCATACCCAGAAAAACTAGGATTATAATCATATCCTAATTCTGCAAATCTTTCTTTTTGCATTCTTCTTATAGCTCTCATTGGAAACCAACTAGCCATAACTATGTCAGTTTTTGTACCCACTGTCTTGCTTTTATTTTTAGCAGAACTAAAATACACCAACTGACTTGTATATAAGTTTACCTTCTCTTGTGCCTCAAAGCTAAGATATGGCAAAGAAATATTTTTTTCTTGAAACATAGGTCGCATAGCTGTCACACCATACAGTGGGTCAAACTTGTTCTTAAATGTTTCGTGTCCTTCTAAAAATATACCATGACCTGATGCAAACTCTCTAATACTTTTATCTTGTCGTATTGCTTTTTGAAAACCATTTTCTTCTATAACCCAGTGCGACAAATTATATTTCATCCACCATTCTTTAATTATTTCTAATGCTTGTGGAATACCACCACCTAAACTGTTGTTCATATCTACCATGTGCAATTTATTTTCTATAGGTTCGTATGCCCACAAAAAAGCTGCCTGGTAACCTGTAGATGCAGGGTCTAATCCTGCAATTAATCTTGTACCATGTGGTATGTGTCCTATGTCACGCTTTTGGTCACGACACTCTTCTATTTCTACTCTGTCAAATAATGCAAGACCATCAGGCATAGCAACATTTAAATAAACCATTTCGTATATAGCTCTACCACCTGTAGTTTCTGCTGCTCTTTTTCTATCCATTAACCATTTGTAAGTTCTTTTACCAGACCACAACATACAATCTACATGTTCATCTTCGTTCCAGTCAGGTAAATTACAACCTGTGTCGTGTGCTTCTTCTACAATAGTTTTCCAGGATTCGTTTTCTAACAAATGTGAATACAAGTCATCATAATGTTGCCTAGAACCAATAACGACCATAGCTGTGTGTTCCTCTTTACGACTAGACAATGTTGTTGTCCACCAACTCCTGGTGTTTTCTCTTGATGCAGGTTGCATAGTAGAAGTGTGGTCCTCAATGTCATCTGCAATAATTAAGTCACAGTCACGAGAAAGTATTTTACCACCACGACCAATACCTACCATTGTTGGTGACTTTATACCTGTCACTGTTCTAGTACCTACAGTAAAACCACTCTGTGACCAGGACTTACCTGTTCTTGTTGTAGGTTTAAATTTAGGTCCTGGTCCACATATTTCTTCTATTAACAATTCGTTACTTTCTAGTTGGTCAAGTACAGAACCTATTGCATTCTTTGCAATTTCTTCGTTACCACCAACCCACAAAATACGAATGTTAGGTTTTGTGCAAATGAGCCACACTGCAAAATGTATTAAGAGGTCTGTTTTACCATGTCGTGGAGGTGACAATATCATTTGTTGGTCACCATTTTCTATAGCCTCTAAAATAGAATTAATCCACTTAATATGAAAATCTGGTGTTTCGTATGATTCTCCTGTTTCTGTCTGAAAATATCTATCTCTAAATTTACTAAAACTTTCTAATGATTTTTCTGCAACCTGTGGTAGTTCCCATTTGTCTTGTGCAGCTTTTGTTTCTAAATCTTGTATGTATGCGTTGTATGCCATAGATACAGCACCAACAGTTGTTCCTAATATTTTTGCTACATCTGTTAATGTATTTTTTTCTTTTAATATTTCTTCAGCTAAACCAGATTCTACAATGTCGTTGTAAACTTTACCTCTGCGTGATTCAACATTTTTACTAGGTATAGATAATTCTTTTTCCTCTTGTTTCCATTCTATGCCTTTGTCCTTAGCCCTTTTTTTTTGCATTTTAATTCTGTTAGAACATCTATCGCTACAAAATTTTGACCTGCCTTTCGGCAATACTCTATGACATCCTCCTGCGTAACATAATTTATTTTTTTCCATAATTTTTACAATCTTTATTTTTACATTTCATGTCGTCACTTGGTTTAAGTGGTCCACCACAGCGAGGACAAGATACATTTATCAAAATTATTTTTTAATTTTTTTTATTTTCCCATTATGTGTACGAGCAAATTTATGTGTCTTGGTTTCTCTGATTAAAGTACCATAGTATCTTTTACCACCCCACATCCAACTAACTCTTTTGCCTTTTGACATTATTTACCTACCTTTTTTTGTGCATTGACATGTGCTTTGTTAAAGCTATTACCTCTACGCATAGAGTTGTACATGTACTGCATGTGTTTTTTTGTATGATGCTTAGAATGTTTTTTCATAGCATTTTGTTGACTCTTAGTCAACTTAGAAACATCTACACCTTTAACTTTCATTTTTTAGGTTTCCATCCACGCTTCATTTCAGCGTATGCTTTTTTAGATATAGTAGATTTTTTCTTAGACCTAGAAGTACCTGCTTTTTTTCTTCTATGTATATTTCCTACTAAGCTATTTTTACCTGAACCATGTGGCATATTAACTCCTTACCACATCTTGCAAGACCAATATCTTGCAGATGTTTTATCAGTTGCTGTATCACACTTATGTCTTGCTCTAAAAGATTTTCGTGCAGCAGCATTATCTTTTCTTATCTCCATGTTAGGGTCACCGAACATAACTTTTTTTACTTTGTCGCCATCCTTAACATAAACTTTAAATTTTTTACGACCATGACCAGGTTCACCTTTACTAATCCTAGAAGGTTTATTAAGTGTGACTGTTTTACCCTGGTACTTTGCCATTAGAGTTTTTTTCTGCGTTTACTATCTCTTAGCTTTTTTAAATCTGCTGCAGTTATCTTATCAAAAGGTGGTGCAACAGCAGCTAACTTTTTTTGTTTGGGTGAGTAATCTTTAAAAGGCATTAGTAGCCCATTCTTTTTTTTCTACCCTTAGTTTTTTTCTTTTTCTTATACATTTTCATAATCATCACTATAACACAAAACTCCACCGAAGTGGAGTTCTGTTTGTATCAGTGTCCAAACTGTTACTATGAAAAAAAACGAAATTGAACTATCTTACAGAATCACAAATGTCCTATATGAAAAGCTGTCTTTCTATTTTTCTTATCGTATATCCTCATATACGATACCTAAGACTTCCTTAGGTAAAAACATTATAATAAAATAATTTATATTAGGGGTAAAAAAAAATTTTTTTTAGCTGTACTGCCTCACTTGCGTGAGGCGTGTACAACACAAACAAAGAAAGGAGGGCTATGAAGTATATCTTAATAAACCAAGGAGGTTTGAATAAAGACTTCATGCCTTTCTTGATATATAAAGTATACCACATATTGTATATAATCAAGGAAATCTATGGGGTTTCTGTGTGATGCTCGTAGGCGAAAGGAGGAAACTCCTACTATTACAAAAACCCCATTATGTAAATACTAGCATTTAAAGTAAAAGGTGTTATAGTAAGAAAACAAGCAAGGAGTCCTTCCTGCTTTTAGAAAAGGATTCTTGACCATTAACAATAAAGAAAGTGGATTAGCAGGACCATGGTAACTGGGGTTAAAGCCCATTACTTCACATTGTTAAATGTTACTAATTTTAGTTCATTCTGGTTTTTGGGAGGGAGTGACACAGGGTTAGCACCATCAATCTTTATATATAAATTTATTTAACAAATTACTTTATAAGTTACCTTTACTAGCAATCAGGTACACCACTATATATAGTACCTCTATACCTGGTACCCCTTAACAGCATATATTTAGAGGGTGTACACACACACACAAGACACCCCACATTTAACCCCCCTATATGTTGTATGTCCTGTAAAAACACTACATATTGTGGTGCTATATGTCGTGGTATTGACTACATACATACACTATATGTGGTGGTACTACATCTAGTATGAATCAATATGTATACATTTTTGTTTTGTTCTGGGGGTAGGTGTGCTAACTAGACACTGTATGCAACCTAATCACAATACAACAAAAACAATCACACAGACAAGCACAGTAATCATTGGGTTATTCTAAATACTTGACAAGATATTAGCTATGGTGTATAGTTCTTTAGACAAACAAATTGATTGGAGAACAATGAAAGAAATTAAAAACGAAAAAGATTTATCTGATGTGTTTAAATCAGGTGAATTAATAAACGAAAAAGCTATTGATGATAATTTAGAATTATTATCAGAAATATTTAAAGACTACAAATAGGAAAGGAAAACAATGAAAGCATATAAAATCAAGAAAACTATGGTGCAAGAATTTGTATCATTTGGAGAAACTAGAGAAGAGGCAATAGCTAACTTTGAATATTCACAAGGTCATGACTTTGACCAAGTTGAAATCAATGGTGAAACATTTGTCAATGGTGATGTTATTGGTGGCAAGGTTACTGCTACCTCATTAGGAACTGGCAACTTTATAATCTTTAATCAAAAAGATTGGAAATTTGCTAAAGCTATGTGGCTCAGAAATCATAATGATTCAGTAAAGATTCGTGAATACAATGGCGAAATATCTGATGCTCATGAACTAAGTGCAGAGCAAGTAGCACAAGATGAATCTATTAAGCAAGAAATATACGAAATTGCAGATAGATATAGCAGAAAGTTAGTTACTCCAGTCAAGTAACATACCAGTATTATACACACTTGACAACATTTGTTAGGTGTGTATAATACAATAGACAAACAAGAAAGTGGGAACAATGATAGAAACTAGAGAAAGACAAAACACAACTGGTTCAATGTGGAGAAAGCATTATGATAATGGACTTACAGGTATCACATTACTTTACTCTTACAACACAGTTGTAGGATATATCAAAGGATATGCACCAATAGGTGACAACATGAACTTGTATTGTGGCAAGGATAATGTAGTGCTTATTGATTCAGGTTATTACTCTACAACAACTAACAAACATCAATCTTCATATCGTGAGGAATTTGGAGTGGAAAGAGCTGATACTTTTGAGTATAAAGCATTCCTTAAAAGAGCTGAAAGAGATGGAGTAGATGTGAAAGGTGGATGGAATAACTAATGGGAGAAGAACTAAGAAAATTTATTTATGAACTAATAAATGAAACGCAAAAAGATTTAGATAAGGATAGAGAACTTATGAGTAAAGAAGATATTTATTATGATGAAGGTTATATAAATGCTTTAACTTATATTTCATCTAAGGATTGGTAGGAGGAATAATGGATAGAGTTACTTATCTAGAAAAATATTTACATCTCTTATGGTCTTATATTCCAGAAGATGATTGGGGAGAGATAAGCAAAAAGATTGATAGAGAAATAGAGGAGGAATAACTAACTTGACAACTATATATACTTAGTGTATAGTGGTTAATACAAACAAGGAGGAAAGCAAATGCCAAACTATTATCCAGATGCACATGTGGAAAGATGCAGTAAAGACAACTGCAATAGACCAGTGGACAGAGGATTAGGAGTTAATAAGAAAACAGGTATGAAATACCTAACTTATTTAGAGTATTGCAAACAACATAATAGGAGGAACAATGGATAGTGATACAAGAGTAAATATGATAATTCAGTACGAATGTGGTGAACTAGATGACAATGGAACATTGGAATTATTTAGTGACCTCATAAAGTCTGGACAAGCATGGAAATTACAAGGACACTATGGCAGGACTGCCAGTGCAATAATAGATGCAGGTTATATATCTAAAGATGGTGAAATATTGGAGGTATTGTAATGAGTATAATATTAGTTTGTCCAGTATGTAATTGGGAAGATACAGAAGATAAAGCAACATACAAACAAGATAACTATGGTAGTTCTACTTTAGTTTGTATTAACGATTGTCAATTAGAAGACCATACTGATTTAGAAATTGTTGGAACTACAACAGTAGATACTTTATACGAAGATGCGTATGGTGTAGGTAGAATGTTGTGGTATATGAACGAACAATTAGAAAAAAAATATTGGAAGAAAGGAAAGTAATGAAATATAAAGTATTAGGTTATCAAAAAAGATATGTAAGCGAAGATATTATTGATGCTGATAGCGAAGAACAAGCTATCAGTTTTGGATATAACATAAATTACAAAGGTGGTTTAGGTTTAAAATATATGGATAACTTAGAATCTAACCAGATTAGTTTTATAGCAGAACCATATTACGAGGAGGAATAATGAAACTAACATCAGCTAATTTATCATTTGTAACTATGTATATTAATGAACAATTACATAGTGATAATGGCGAATTTGATAGTGAAACAGATTTATTAAGTGCAGTAGAACGCACAATAGAAATGTTGGAGGAGGAATAATGAAAGATGAACAAACAATTAAACAACTGGAAGAGCTTAAAGATGCTATAACA